GCAGGAGGGCCGTCGTCCAGCATTTGGTTGATGCCAGCATCACGCCGCTGCGACAACCCTCCACACACTGTGTGGGTAAACTTGGCTATGTACAGGTCCTCCGGGGATGTATCATATATTAAACCGATGCGTGTATAGTACAAGTCACGTAGCAGTGAAGCAGTCAAATGTGAACCACCTCGAGTTGTGAACTCCGATAGTCTGTTCTCGAGTGCTTCAATTGCGTCTACAGCCGTTATTGCTTTCTTGGACTCGATGCGTGAATGCATCAGTGTTGCAATGTTCCGGCTGAGGTATTGGCCGTGTTCCCCACGGCGGTGGTCGACACGTAGAAATTCTGCGATAGACCCGTAGAAACTCTTAGACGCTTGTAGCCTGATATTATATTTACGGGCATTAAGATGTATGTACTTTAAGGCTAGTGTGTTCGTCATCCCTAATATCACATCGTCTCCATTATGTGCTGATCGATTGTGAGTCGCACTGTCCTTAATGAGTCGCGTCGTGTATATGTAATTAAGGACTGAGTTGATGAACGTTGTGAGACGCCATCCGCTCATTAGTGTTCCTTTAGACTTATAGCGTGAATGCAGTCCGATATTGTCAGTGATATTGGTATTACCTACAGACTGGATCGCCCAATTAGCAGCACGCTTCTGATCATCAGACAAATCACACGCGTTCGCGTCAGTCCACGCTCGCATTACTGCTTGCATAGACTCGGTCGAATGTTGACTGTTAAAGTCTTCAAAGTCAAGACAGTACTGGTTAGTACCATGCAGGACACCTTCTATCTTTGCTGACACAAAGCTTGGTCTCGCCTTCTTACCGACAGGAAACTGTGATGGCAGCGTGTCTTCTACATTGTAAAATGCAAAATGCGTTAGTACATATGATGTAATATCCGTACCGTAAATGGCACGTAGTTTACCCCACTCATACTTAACGCTAGACCAAGCTGCTATCTCCGGAGTCCTATTGAGAAAGTGCTCTGCAGAGACAGTACCCATCTTGATCAGTGCGATGAACTTGTTGCGCAGATTCCGGTCCTGCTCTAGGAACTTAAGATCATCGGGGTATTGTGAATGGAAAGAACCGGAAGCTGACCACTGCCACCTGTTTGCCCAGAATTCATCCCACTTCATGCCCCTAGCTCGTTCCTTGTTAGGATCGTATTCAGTGAACATCGCGTAAGCTGACTTGTAGACCGAATCTGCATCA